GTATTTGAATTGCCTTAGGCTCAACCATATTCATCACATCTTCCAGATCTACAGGGCTCGTTGAACGTGCCTCTGGAGTTCGCTCGTCCATAATGATAAGCTCGTTATAATTTATAAAAGTCTTATCAAAATTTGGCTGAATATCGTGGGGGAATGTTTTTTTTGTATTATTAGCAATCATAATATATCTCCTAATTAAAATAGAATCACTTCTTCTATGCCTACAACTAGACCACAAGTAGAATAGTATTGCAAGTGCTTTGAGACAGAGTGCCAGTATAGGGCAATCTCACAAGAAAAAAAAATTCAAAAAAGTTTTTCAAATATGCTGTCTCAAGTGTCTCACTGTCTCCAACTCATACAAATAAGGTTCTTATAGGCGAAAATGCTGAGACAATGTTGAGACAGAGAGACAGTAAATGTGTAAAAACCCCTATATATGAAGTTCTTTGGTTTCCTGTTTTTTGTAAAAAGGAAGTTTTGAGACAGTTTGCTGTCTCCGAACTCTTGATTTTTGGAGCTACTGTCTCTATTATTCTTGTGTAATTTGTACAACATTTGGAGTTTATCGAATGCCGTCTATCAAAAAAAAGATTGAGGAAAAAAACAACAGGAAGTTGACCAATCGACAGATCACGTTCTGTGAGCACATCGTCGAGGGAATATATTCTAATAGTGAATGTGCTAGAAAAAGTGGGTTTGCTGTAGACATTGCACACGTTCAAGCTTCAAAACTTTTAAACGGCAGGGAATATCCTCACGTTGTAGAATATATTACCGAGCTTCGAGAAGAAAAACAGAGGCGTTATGGTGTCACAACTTTGGGTCAACTTGAACGACTGCATAAACTGAGCCTTGGGGCTGAAGATAATAACCAGTTTTCAGCAGCAATAAATGCGGAGCGAATCCGAAGTGCATTGGGCGGATTAACAATTGATAGGCGTGAAACAATTAACACTTTAGATCAACTTTCCAGAGATGAAATTACTGCTCGTTTATCTCAACTCCAGAAGCAATACCCCCAAGCTTTTGTGATAGATGCAGATTTTGAAGAGGTAAAAAAAGATGCCAACCGAGTCGAACTTTTGGAAGCAATTGAAAAGAAACCTACCGAAGAAAACATTTCTTCAAAGAGTTGAGAATAAAAATGGGGCGGTGTTCCCGATGTGTTCGCTTTGGTAGATGGTCTACCTGTTTGGCTCGAATTAAAGGTAAGCAAAAATAATAGGGTAATTATTAGTCCTCACCAAATTGCGTGGCATATGTCATATTTTTCAAAAGGTGGGAAAAGTTTCTTCTTAGTTAGAGGTGCTTCTGCCAAGGATCTATTTTTGTTTGGGGGTGAGCATGGCTCGGAACTCTTGCGACTTGGTCTGCCCCTTTTAGAGGATCAAGGTTCGAGGTTCGAGGACTTTGCGACTTTGTTCGAGACCTTGCGAGCCGATCTGCGACCTTATTATAATTCGCTTTGACCTTGCGACCTTGTCGCGCGTGTTAAGTATACAAAAATTTAGGCAAAAAAAAATGCCCGACTCAAGGTCGGGCTAGTTTGGAATCAACTCTTACTATTCTTTTAATACCCCCAAGCTGTTGTAGTGTTCATATACTAAATTATTAAAGTGCTGCTTTACATCTTCGATCATTAGTTTTTTAACTGTTAAGTGCCAATCTGCATTGCCATTGGCACTGGCTGTCTCTGCATTGAGCGGGACTTGATCAATTATGTTATAGTTATTATCCCACGCGGTCGTATCAATATCTAATGTTATCGATAGTTTAACTTTCATTTCAAGACTCCTATACTATTATATTCGGGTAAACGTGCCATAGCCAAACTGTAAAAGCACCAATTAGAAAGGCAGAGCTTAAAGCTCCAGCCCACCATAAAACGTATGTAAATGTTATAAGCTTACTGTTCATTATTTCGACTCCTTTAATGTAATACTATTGCTATTGATTTTTTGGTTTTAGTGGCAAGGCCGCCGCACAACTTGCAGCTATCACAAGTTGTGCGCTGGCCAGCCTCTTTTGATGCTGGACAAAGGATCTCATTTACTTTGTCTATATCACTTACGCTGTTAAGTGTTCTAAATGTTCTTGATCCTTGACCCCATAAAGCTTTGGCTTGTTCCAAATCGTCCGCCGATTGCATAGCAATATCTGGACGGAATCCTATTTGATGAGTGTAAGCTAAGTGAGATTTGCAATTGCTTAACAATTGATTCCAAACAAAACTTGGAACGGCCGCTGGATCGCCATAAGTGCCAAGCCTAACAACGCGACCGCTGCCAAGAGTCTTGCGGTCGCGGGCATTGTTTGCCATAGGATAAACGCTGCGAGTGTAAGCGTTATATGTAATCAAGACTCCTTGGCCTAGGTTTACATAACAAGATCTTTTAACCGCTATTTTTCGGTTGAGGTCGTTAGTTGGAGTCCCTCTATGAATGCAGCTTCCGCATATTGTGGAGTCTTGTCCCGTCTTACTGGCGAGTCGAGGGTCGACTCCATCAACTAAAATATAAGTTTGTAAGACGCCGACGCCGTTTGGATCGGTAGTCTTAACATTACTTTTAGTTAGCGTCGCAATAACAACAATGGGTTTACCATCGATTAATGATTTACCTTTATATATGATCCCGTTTTTCATAATGATTCTCTAACAAGATCCGTATTTGGCAATAATTCTTTAGCTTTTATCACAAGAGTTTTTTTGCTAAATGGTTGATAGATAGTTCCTTTGTAGAAATACATCCCGCCAAAGTGATGAGCGTAAACGTCAGCACTATTGTTGCTGGCTATAATCCTAAGGTTAAGGTCGCCTTTGTTATAAGTATAAGTATTTTTCATTATGGTTGATTCCTTTTCTAATAAAAAACCACAGGCAACAATTGCCTGTGGTTATTGTTTTTACATATAAGTGAAACCTTGTATCGTATCATCAAGAGTCAATGCCATGCCTTTAATTTTAATAAATTTCTTTTCAATAGCATCTAACTTATAGATTCCGTGTGGAATGGTTTTATTGCCACCAGACGGTTTTCTAACTTCAAATATAGTAGACTCATCTACTCGATAAAATGACGGGTTTCTAGATAAAGTTTTTGCCCAACTATTTAGAGTTGAAGTGTAGCACCATGAGTCATCTTGATTGTCTCGTTGTCTAATTATGTATGTCATTTGATTCCTTTTATATTTATTTGCATAAAGCTGTCGCCTTAATATAACTAGTATACTCATAATCAACAACAACACAACAACTAAAAGACATTATCTTAAACTATATTACCAGCCGCCGCGTGGGGTTACTGGCGCGAATTGCTACTACCTCGATCTCGTGCCGCGCGCGCCCCGACCCCAGATGCGCGCTGGCGGGATTTTTTTTTCTTGCTATAGTATTGGTATTCTAGATTCATTCAGATATAATTTCATCTGGGTTCTCAGCGGTCCAAGGACCAATGTCCGAGATCCAAACAATAGGGTTCCTATCCCCCCGAAAAAATTAGGTATGTATTTTCATTTGGGAATGGGGTATAAGATCACTTAACACCTGTAGCGAGAGGAACAAAAATGGACGGATCATTTAGCAACAATCCTTTTGAAGGCGAAGAAACTAAGAAAAGAATAAAAGATATTGGAACTTTTCTTGCGGAAGCTACTCCTATAGTAGGAGATGCAATAGCCGCAGAAGAAATATATGAAGAAGTAAAGAAACCTAATCCAAACTGGTATATGGTTGGAGTATTAGGTGGAGCTGCTATTTTAGGGTTGTTTCCTGTTATTGGTGATGCGGCTGCAAAGCTTGTAAAGGCTGGAGCAAAGAAAAAACTTGATGTCCCTACAGGTCTGATGGATGACCCACAAGGATTTTTCTCGGACGATATTCAAGATCTTGGACTTGATGAGTTTGATAGACAAATGAACACAGCTCAAGGTAAAAGAATAAATGATTATTTAGAGAAAGGAAGGTTTCAACCTCCTGCTTTAAAAAAAGAAAAAAGACCGATGTCTTTAGAAGACGCAGATTCAAAGTCCATTGTTGATGTATCCGCTCCCTATGATGCTACAACCGAGGCAATATTAACACAATATGGGAAAGGGAATTTAACCTCTCAACAAACTCAAAAGTTAATGAAACAAAGAGGACTCCAAGTAGATTTAAGAGGCAACCGAGGAATTAGAGATGATGTTTATCCTTCTATTAGCAGACTGAAAGAAGGAGAGTTTGCTTCAGGAACACAGTATGACTTTGCAAAAGGCGGAGACGTAGCGATGAACACTGGCATTTCACAAGAAGTAGCGGACATATTGAGGGAGAAGCACGGCTTTTCTTTTGGAGACACGGGGGCCTTTGTTTCTCCGACCGGGGCCCAAGTTCCGATAATGTTGAACGAAGGCGGTTTGGTTCCAGGTTATAAGCCGGGTGGGTATGTTGACCCTGTTTTTGCTGCGGTAAAAGCGAACAATGAAAAAGCGAGAGCGGAACAAGAAGCGTTAGAGGCGTATAAAGCTTCACTTGCCACGGCAGGTCCGACACCTTTAGAGATTGCCCAAGCAGGTTATGCCGCGAACCAAGCTCCTGCTCCAGCGGCGGCACCTTTTGCCCCTCTTCCACCAGCTGCTGCTGCGGCCGATCCAAATCGTCCGGGTATGATGTTGGGAGAATCTGGACCTTTTATTGCTCCCGGAGCACCGGCAGCCCCTGCGGCTCCACCTCCTGTGCAAGTTATGGACGTTGCTCCACCTCCTTTTTCTACGGGCGCTCCTCTTTCTCCTATGGTAGGAACAACACAAACTCCTGCTCCTGTTCAAGCCGCTATTCCTGCGAACACAGGACCAGTTGGGTATACAGTACCAATAAATGTTGCCGAACCTATTGCTATTACTCCTGCTCCTGCCCCAGCGCAAACAACGGAACAACTAGAAGCTGCGCTTGACGCAGCGCGGGATTTAAGTTTCAGCGCAACCAATAATTCAGGGTATAAAGGAAGCAGAACAAGCCCTGTTACGGGTATTACATATAAAGGTGATAAAAAGGCGTATGAGTATGAACTTGGTCCAGAATATGACAATGTTGTTGCGGTTAAAAGAGGCAACAGCGTTAAACTTTATAAAGATGGGGAACGAGTAGGCTTTGATGCTATTGGTTTAAAGGGTGTTTCAGGAGAAGGTGGAAGCGATAAAATCGTATCCTTGAAAAACCAATTAAAAAATTCACAAAAAGAGGATGTATACGAGCAGTTTGGTGGTAAGGACAGCGAGCTTGTGTCTCAGTATCTCAAAGATCAGGCTACCGCTGCAAAAGCCCAAGCCAAGAAGGATGACAAAAAAGACGATGCGTTTTTTGGAAAGATTGATACGGACATAAACTCTGCCACCTTTGGTCAACGTACTGGCGGTAGGATGGGTGCTCTTAACAAACAGGTTAAAACGGAAGCAGAAAGATTGTTTCCTGGAGATCCAAACGCTGTAGATAAATATTATGACTTAGGAAATGTCGAGCGGAT